CTCTGTAGCGCCCTCAGTGACTCCTAAACCTCTTTCTAGTCCGCCTGTAAGGCTACCGATCCCAGATCGGTAAGCGGCTTCTGCGTCGCTTAAAAACCGTCCCTCAGATCCAACTCCAGATCTTGCGAGTTGAAATGCATCGAGCTGGTCTTGTGTGAAATCAGCCACTTGCTCTGGGATGACAACAGGATTGCCTTCATCATCAAAAAAAGTTCTTTCCGCTGCCCGCATGGCGCCGGGGATAAAACCACCCTCGCCGTCCAGACCAAATAGTAATTGCTGCGTAACCGGATCCAAACCTCTGGTTACCTGATCAACGGTGGCTGCGTAAGGAGCAGGAGCGCTCCCGTCAAGCTGAACACCAAAACCTTGGTTTGGCATCATCGCAGATATTTGCGAATCAACTTCTTTTTGTTGGGATAGAATGCTTTTGTAACGAGCAAGATCATCAATCTCTTGCTGCGTTGGGTTATATTTAGGACCGAATGAAGTAAGAGATGGCCTAGGCAGTTGACCAAACTCATTTGTTCCTCCTCGAATACCAATAGGAATCGTCTTCATCTGTTCTTGAAGCTCTGCTCTTTTTGCCTTTAAAGCATTAAATTCTGGAGTATTCGGTTCGGCAGGAAATTGCCCTCCGCCTATGCCGCCTATACCGACCATAGGATTAACGGGAAATGCGCCAGCAGGAGTAAAGGCTGGGCGATCATAAACTGGACTAGGGCGATTAATCCCTCCCTCTGGGCTGCGTACTGGCTGACCAGTTACATTTAAGTTATCTCTGCCACCAGTCCCGTCAAGAAGTCTTTGCAGAGGGTTGTAGAAACCTAAAGCCATTACGCTACCCCCTCAAATAAATCCATAATCTGATACATGGTGTTTGTTCCAGCCTCCCTTCCCGGCTCGCCAGTAGGCGACAAGGTAACGATACCGTTGTTGTTTGCCACTGAATAAGCCCCAGCTCCTCGAACCGCTCTTCCCGTCATAACGAATTCCCCATCAGAAAGCATTGCAGGGACGTCGTCGCTCGTTTCGGTTCCCGGCCCATCAATATCACCATTCATTCGCACAAAGTCCTCCATGGCGACTGTACCGCCGTTGGCGTACTCAAGAGGCACAATACCACCCATGTGATATTGCTGCGCGTAAATCGAAGGCACAGCAGGTCTTCTTGAATCGCCGCCCTCTGAGGGCAATGCCCTGCCTCCGCTTAACGCCGGAAACGTGCCGCGAGGTAGCAAGCCAAACTCAACTGGATTAGGCTGCGCCTGACCCATTCTTCTGGCTATCTCTGCCTCAATGTTATATCTGCCTGTGGGACCCATGGTGGTCAACGGCGTCAATGGAACGCCTTTGTCTTTTCTGGTTTCATCCATTGCCAGTTTGGCAAGCGCAAAAGCGGGAAGGCCAGCGCTTAACAAACCGCCGATACCCGGACCTCCGCCACTACCACCTAAACCAAACAAGGTGTTTAATATGCCTTTGTCTGCGGCCTGTTTGCCAAACAAAAACTCCACGGCTTTTCCAACAGTTGACTGAGGTCGACTTCCAGCGCCCGCAACAGCAGGAAGAGTGTTTGGATCAATTCCCATTGTTTTAAGTAATTCGTTTCTTGCTTGATTTTCGCGACCGACCGGAGATGCATCATAAGCTTTCGCTCTCCTTTCTAAATCGTTGTATTCATCTGTCGGCATAAACTCACCGGTTTTCAGGCTTTTGTAGCCAATTGGATTGCCCTGAGCGTCGCGTTGCTCTTCCATTCCGCCCAGCCTGTCGCGTTCTTGTGCTGCAAGCCGATTGTTTTCCGCAGCCGTACCGAGCATCCTTGTTTGAAGCGGTTGCGTGAATCTTTCTATAAAATCTCCAGATCTTCCGCCTTCGAGGAGCAAGTCTCCCATATCTTCCGTTATAGGCAGACCAGTGTATTTGTTACGAAGGCCGATTGTTGCGCCTGTTTTAGGATCTGTAATTTCTTCGTAGTCCCCCAGCCTTTGGGAAACTGCACCAACATTGCGGATATTTTCAAAAATGTTTTTACCGCCAAACGCGCTGTCTTCGCCTCTGAACAAATCAATAATACCGCCAGCTCCCGGTTGACCTGTGCGGGTGATGTCGCGTATCCCACCTAAGCTGTCCAAGATGCTAGGCCCAGTTCTCAATGGACCAGCTACCGTCAACAGGCTAAGTGGATCTGATCTGCCCTTGGCTACGTCATAAACCGTATAAGCTTTGTCAGCTAAGTTAGCCACTGACTGCCATGGACCCGGAATGAAAGAAGCAACCTTGGCAACTTTTCTCAGTGCTTTTTTCAGGCCGTACTCAGGCAATCCGGTTTGCGGGTTAACTGGGCCAAGGCCAGCTCCAACAATTCTTTCTTCTGGATCGTAACCCATCGAGGTCAGCTTGCTGTCCAAGATGTCTGTAAAGGCGTCGTCCTCTAAAACTTCAGGCGGTAGAACCACCTCGCCGGGAGCAACGTGAGCCACCATCGTGTCCATGCCTCTACCTTGAGCAGCCAGTGTCTGCGCTTCTCTAGCCAGTGGCGCATTTGCAGAGGCGTTTGCGTGTTCTAATGCGCTGATCAACGCTTGTCGATCTTCTTCAGGGGTAACCACCTCTTCAGGTCTTGACGCTATGGGTTGTGGCACTGTAGCTCTTTCTGGGCGAACTCCAGACTCAGGCATTGACGCAATAAGATTTGTGGCCTCTTGCTCACCTAACAGGTTGTTTAACATTTGGCTAAGCGAAACATTTTCTGTCAACATAATATTAGCTCGTGGTTACCGTTACAGAACCAACAGAGGCTGTCATCGACACGCCTGTCGGATAAGTTTGATGTTCATACAGATTTCTAAACCGTGTGCCATCGAACGCCTGATGAATGTCATTAGTAGTGTTAAATATTATAGAACCGGTCGAAAACTGCAATGTGTCGATTTCATCGTTTGTGAAGTGCGGAGAGATGTCAGGATCGAAAGCTCCAAGGTTTAGTTCAAGCACTCGAATCAATCTGTTAAAGGTATCGCTGGAGGTGCTTTCTCCTGCCGCCAAAGGTAGACGGGTTTCTAGCAGCTTGCTCATCTTCTACCCGAAGGCTGCACATCAATTCTGGTTTTTCCCAAACGCCACTTAAAATCTTTGTTGTTAGCCGCAACAGACACATCGTCATCTGATTCAAACCGCATGACTACCTGTCTGGTTCTAGTCCTGACATCAGCAAAAGTTGTTGAGTTGGTAATCTGGTTTGTGCTGTCTGTTGTTAGGGATTCTGATGGATAGTTTCTCCGCTTGACCACAATGTTCATTGTTGGCGTTTGCGACGTACCTGCGGTTGAGACGAAAGCCACATCAGGGATTATCTTTTTGACAAAAGCAAAATTTTGCCCGTCTGCAATGTCTATGTCTGCTGACTCGATATACACACTTTGCATCGCGTCCGTGTCGTTGTTAAACCCGGTTTCATGTTCATATAGGTAATTGGTTCCCGATCCTTGACCAGCAGCTATCGGCTTGTCTTCAATACCCGCGTCAAGCCATGCGTATCTAACCAGCTTTCCTATCGACCAAGAGTTTTCCATGTAGTTGTAAATAGCGTAACGACTTACCTCTCCGGTGTCGTCTTCAATGCTGGGGTAGAAAAACCAAACTTCCGAAAAAGCTGCGTTGAGAGCTGTATGGCACTTGAATGCCTGACTCAAATCTAAATCGTTAAAAACGTACTCTTGTACAGAACAGGGTAATTGCTGCACCGCGCCGTTGTAAAAGAAAAACCCTTTCTTGGAAATAAAGTAAACGCCGTTTGGTGCATTAACCGCAGCCTTGGGACCAATCAATCCAGCGCCCTCGTTAATTAAGTTCAATGCAAAAGTAAGCGGCGGTCCAATGAAGTTCATTGAGTAAAGACTAGTGTCGGTCCAGATCAATATTTCCTGACGAGATTTAATCCCGCCAACGATAAGAGAACCAGAGGACAATCTCACCGATCCGGCAGAGTTTGTCGACAATGGTTCAAACTGTAGTTCGTTTTCTGAATCACTAAAAGCGACCAGCATGGGATCGACAGATCCCGTTCTTGAAGACCCTGAAATCGGGTCGGCTCCCAAGACAACCAGATGCCTGTCAGTTTCGCTCGTGATGACCTGCAACCCAACGGTTGGAACCAAGTTGGCGCCACTTATTCCAGACAGATCGAGCGCCCTCACGCTCGTCCCGTTATCTTCTTTCCATCTGAAAATTCCTGCACCACGGGGGCAAATGATAAGGTCTTCGCCAAAGTTGTCGTGCGTCCACAAACGAAGTTGATTGTTAGCTGACAAAGCTGAAGACGAGCCGAATGTGCCAGCGCCCCATGTGCCTACACCCCAACCTGTGCTGGCAACATAATCATCCAAACCAACATTTATTTGATAAGCCCCCACGACGCTACCTCCTCCGTTTCCAGAGTCTGAGGCATTCGCTGTGACAGTCGAACCAGATGTGTCCTTCGCTGTGATGGTGTAAGCGTTCGCGCTGGTGACCAAAAGGATCTGATATTCTTGATTCAAGACTGCGGCTGTGACGTTGCCGCCTAGACTTGATGCTCCAGAAAAAGTAACAAAGTCATTGTTCTCTGCGCCGTGTCCAGTATCGGTGACCGTGATTGTAGATGAGCCATTAGTTGCTGAGAACGTAACATCGCCAGCAGAAGTAGTGGCGCGAATGGGGGTTATGTCGTAATAAACCTGACCGTCTTCAATGTAGTATTTAAGGGTTGTGCCGACACCAATGTAACGAGTGCCACCTAAAGAAATCCAAGAATGCAAAGCTCTAGCCAATCCCAAAAACGAATTGGTTCCAGACTTGACCCAACCTCCTATTTTTTCGACAGCGCCTTTTCTGAATCTAACAAGGTTGCCGTCGACCCACCCGCCTTCGTTGCCGTAATCAGTTGACTCTTTATCTATTCCCGGCTTGAACTGGAGATTTGATAACGGCATTAATCATGCGAGTCGTATGATTGCGGCTGTTGCATTAGCCGCAGGGAAGACAATCGTAAAATTGCCAGCGGTGGATGTTTTGTCGCCACCGAAGTCCACGACACAAACAGCAGGATCGCCGGATGCGCTGTCGTTATAGATCATGCAGGAACGAGCCGTTACGGTTGCCGTTCCAAATGTGAGATCTGAAAAATCGCATAAAGCCGTGGTGCCGCTTGACGTTGGAGTGACAGAAGTTAATGCTGAGCCACCGCTTGTGTAATTTGTTCCGCTCGCCTCTTGGCTAGTGCTGAATGCAGTGGTGGTCGCTCCCATGGTTGCGCTGCTCGTATACAGAGCAAGCTTGAAAGTGTTACCAGTTGTGGCAGTAAAATTATGTACTCCCTTTAAAGCCTCAACCTTAAAACTTGTGCAGATGGCAGATGTAGTAGCGATGGCGCACCTCCTAATTCCAATCTAATTGCTTCACAATGTTAGCCATATCATGATGGCCTTGTTTATTCAACAATCCCACAATTGTGGTTCGATCACTAATGATCGCATTGCGAATTACGCCCAAGTTTATCTCATAAATATAATCTTTAAAAGCCAAAGCTTGTTGGCGAATATGTTCTGGAGCTTGCTCTGAAATGCCACATATTTTGTTGGTTAATTGATGCGCCCAAAACTCTGGATCGTGGCCTTTGTTTGTAGTGGTAGCTACTTCCAAATCGCCTAGCTTTAAAAAGCTATCATCCGTCAGTTTACCCACGATAAGGCTCTGGAGGTTTTGGTCGCTTGTCAGGTATTTCCAAGTTGTTTTCAGCTAATCTTTGATCCAGCTCAGAAGACTTGCAAGTAAGCCACTTGTCTTTGTTCGGAACAGCGACCATTGGGTCAGCCAACCTGTGATAACCGTAAAGTCTGTCTCTGAGAACTACATTTTGATCGAGCAAGCTTGATCTCTGACTGCATCCGATCGCGATGTTTTTTTCAATACATTTGGCAAGCCAGAATTCAACACAAGCTCTTCCCGCTTCCGCGAAATGCAAATTGTGTTCGTAACTATAATCAAGACCAAACAGGTTGATTTCAGCTACCTGATTCCAATAGGCGAAAGCAATCGCAAATGGAACGGTGTTATTCAGGTACGCACATTTACTGTAGTTGATTACCTCGTCAAGCGGGTACTCCACCGCAGCAGGAACCCTTGCATCCAGCTCGCATGTGTAAATCGGTATGTCAAGCTTGGGTAAGGTCTTTCGCATAATCTCGGTTTGACCTCCCGCGTCGTCGGTATCTAAAAACCGACTTGCTGGATCCATCATGAAAAGACGGTCTACTTGAAGCACAGTCGCAACCGCGTTGATGCCCCACACCTCATCCCATTCGACAGAATTTTCACGACCAATGATGTAGTCGATTTGTGAATTGCCCAAACCGACAATCGCAATGCGTTTGCCCTTGAGCGACTTGATTGGACGCATTAGCTTATGCCAGTGCGTAAAAGGTCGTACCTATATTCGTCACGGGTTCTCTCCTT